GAGCTAAAGGCCTCCACCGTAAGGTGGAGTCGCGATATGACTAAAACATCATTCGCACAGCATCGGACAACTGTCCGACGCAACTAGGCGGCATATGACAACGACAATTGTGTCGGTGTCGCCAGGAGGAACTCAAACATGAGAGACGATTTCACCAAACAGCATACAAGTTATGGGAGTAAGTGGCGTACTATCTTGCCACAATATCCCTATAACTATTCGTCCACACACACGTCCTCACGGACGCAACGTGGCGATTTAACTGTTGTACCTTGGATTAACGGATTCCGTCATTCGACAAACTATACGTCGTTTTTCGGGTCCTGCCGAGGTTTACCTTATAGCTACTCCTCTAAAATTGGCTCCCGAATTTGGGAGCACGAGGGTATTGCTAGTTCAGGTAGGTGGGGTGGAGGCAACTTATATGGCTGGGGAACGACTAATACGTCGGTCCGCGTGCCTGTAGTCTCCAACAACGACAAGAACCGAGTAACCAGCGAAGCACTTGCTAAGCTGGCACAAGGTGATCTTAATCTTGGCGTTGCGCTTGCTGAAATGCCCAAAACAATACGTCTTGTGGCATCAAGCATAGCTGTCGTCCTTCGGACCTGGAATGCGGTTAAACGCCGCGACTACCATTTGGCAGTCAAGATTCTGACAGGTACTAGTACCGTTAAGAATCCTAAATTCCTAAATTACGAATTAGGTCCGGCCGAATTCTGGCTAAGTCTACAATACGGATGGAGACCGCTCTTGAGCGATATCTTCGGGGCTATCGATGCCCTAAATTCCGATTGGTCAGATTATCCTCCTTTACTATCAGTGATAAGGACTCGAACTTGGAATAAACCAGATCAACCCGTTGGTGCAATTCGCACGAAGGGTCAAGTCAAGATGGGATGTGAGGTTAAACTCTATTACCAAATTGACAATGATTTGATTCATTTCCTAGGTTCGTTAGGGTTAACTAACCCAGCATTAATTGCTTGGGAACTGGTGCCTTTCTCCTTTGTGCTTGATTGGTTCGTCCCAATAGGGACGTGGCTTGAAGCGCTCGGCGCAAAACATCTTGGAATCTCCTATGTAGGAGGTTACATGACGACGTTTGCAAACGCAGACTTTACCGCCGAATTTTCGGACGGTGCTTACTTGGTAGGTACCCCTGAGACACTGCTAGTTAATTATCGATGCATGCAACGTGTACGTTACACGGTCATGCCACTAGCTATCCCGTACATTAAGTCGGGATGGTCAACGTCACATCTCATCTCTGCTCTTGCACTTCTTAAATCAGCGACACAAAATTATTATCGCTAGGTGCAGTTCAAATGAGATTAACAAAGAGAAGGAAATGGCTAATGCCAGATCTTCAAAGCATCGCGGTCAACGACCGCGAATCCACTCCGATTACTCACACTTTCACCCCTCGCTCCAAAGAGAACGGAGTAGGGATTACAGGTGAG